GGCGCAGGGGTTGCCGACAAGTTGGAAGTATGCGCGAAGAACTCCAGCGACACCTACGCCTGGTACCCGCTGGCTTCAATACCGTAGGGAGACACGAAAATGAAAACACTGATTCTGGCTTTAATCTTGGCGCTGCCCGTTACGGCAGCGGAAATTCAGATCACCGTGCGCAACGACGCCGGTAAAGTGATAAGCGATGTGACGCTGACGACCAACGACGACGTGTTGCAAGCAATTAATGACTGGCGGCTGGACCAGGTGATCCAGCCCGAAGTGCGGGATGGGGAAGGAAAGATCATTGCGGAAGAGCAATTGCGCTTCCCGACAGTGAATAGCCTGTGGCGGTACATCATTGGAAGTTTTGTCCGGGATCATCTGGCCGATCGCTTGCCGAGCGTGCAGGAAAAGGCTACAAAGGTCAGGCAAGCTCAAAAGGAGCTGGAGCAGGTAAAGGACACTGTGATCCAGTAACCAAGTTATGGAATTTTGGAAACGAATACTAGGAGGTAAGGGAATGCCAACAATTCCAAAGATGTTTCTAGAGGACACTAAACTCCAGCAGGTGTATCGTGCCTCGGTGGAGAATGTCGCTCATATGAACCGTAACCTAATCTCCAGGTACTATCAGGCTGTTGCGAATTACGACGCGATGGCCAAAATGTACTGGAGCGATCTTGAGGTGATGGCCAATGTCCCTGTGCCGCAGGTGCCTTATGGGTACGAGGTCGTACTGGACGAGAAAGGTATCCACATTGTGCTCAGCGACAAGCCCGTTTGCGATCCGCTGCCCCTGTGGGAGCACGAAGAGCAGCCTGAGGGCCAGGTAGTATTCGGGCAGGAAGTGAACTTCCCCGTGAAGGGCAGCCGTCAAGCCAGTGCTTTGGTTGGCAAGAAGGTAAAGTCGACCACGGTAGCACCTGGGACTGTTGTTGAGCATGAGGGAAGGAAGTACAAGCTCCAGCGCTTCAACGTCCCGGTTGGCTACGTCGCCGTCTGGGTCCCTACGGAGGTGGAAGGATGACACCAGATCAAATCCTGGCGACCGTACAAGCTGTCGCCACAGCAGTTGGCGAAATCTTCCGTTGGCTCCAAACGCCGGAAGGCCGTGAGGTTGTCCGGCAGTCGTTGGAAGATCGCCAGAAGTGGGATCGGTTCTGGGCGGATGTGGCTGCAGGGGTCCAACGGCTTGTGGCGAGCCTTAAGGAGTAATGATTGTGCGGCAGCGGAGACAGGAACGGTGGAAACGGCAATTTCTAGCTAACTTCAACGCGTGGTGCAAGTACTTCCAGGCCCCTCCAGTTGAAGTGCTTCTGCCGCTACCGGATCGCGTTCTTTACCATGGTACTGACGAGTGGGTTAGCTGGCTTAACGACTTCTGTTGGGGATGGGATGTGGCTATCGCCGAGCACAATCCGCTTGGCGCTGCAAAGCCGACTGCATATCGAGGTTGGCGAGAACGGGTACCGTTTGGAGCTGCCCAGTTCGTGCTTCACAACCCATCTCCTCCCTTCAGATCCGAATGGCTGGAAGCAGACTTCGACATTGGTAATCCTGCTGCTGGTCTGCTTCCAGTTCTGGTTCATCTGCTTCCAGTTCTGGTTCATGCTGCCGAGTGGGTATGGTATCGGTTACCATCTCTGGTGGGCAAGGACAAACGAATTACCAATCCATTTTGGATCCGCAAGTTGCTGCGGCGACGAGGAATCGAGGTGGAGAAGGTATGATATGGCTAAGTTTGAGCCTGCAGTGGAGAAACTGTTGAAGGTGGAAGGCGGCTTTGCCCGATACGACTCAACGGCTGGTGCCGTTAATCATGGTATCACTCAACGGTTTCTGCAATCTGTAGGACTTCCATGCTCCGTAGGTTACGTGCGAGGTCTGACGGCCAAAGCGGCAGCAGAAATATATCACAAGTACTTTTGGGCCACCCTGAGACTGGGTGAGCTGGATAGCCAGAAACTAGCCGAAACGGTGCTCCTGGCCGCTGTGAATATAGGATCTTCACGCGCTGTCCGGATGCTCCAGAAGGTTCTACGGGATATGGGGGCGCAGATTCGCGTGGATGGTGTTTTGGGGCCGAAGACGTTACGTGCCGCAAACTCAATGCCCCCTGAAAATTTGATCTACAGATTTAAGGCGCAACTAGCTGGGTTCTATCGCCGTTTGGCGCGTAGGTATCCCACTCGGTATGGCCAGTACCTTGATGGCTGGTTGGGCCGGTTGGAGGTGTGAATATGAACAAGTCTGGGAATTGGTTGCGCACGCTGGTTGCCGCCGTAATTGGCGGTGTGAAGGCGCGCAAGTTTAAGAATTGGTTAAAGGGGCTGGCTGCTGCCGCAATTGGTGGTGCGGCGAACGCAGTGGTTGTGTATGTGGTGGACCCCAAGACCTTCTCGGATTGGGATAAACTTGGCTCCATCGTTCTCGCCACTGGCGTGCTCCACGCCGCGATGTACCTCAAGAAGTCACCATTGTGGTAGGGGTGAAGATGTCCTATAACAACACAACTCCAGAGATTCAACGATTGCTGGACATTCGTCCTGAAAGTATGGAGCAACGAATTGCGCGCATGGATACTCTGTTGACGCTGCTTGTGCGGGATTTGTACGGCAATGGCGGGCCAGGTATCCACGAACGGCTCCGAGGGCTGGAACAGTTTAAATGGTTCATCCTCGGAGTGGGGGCGCTGGCGGGTTCTGTTATCACGGTTGTCATTAACCACTTCCGTTGAACAGGAGCGAGATGGACCGGCTGACCACTCTCCCATTCCAGTTGGACGATGTAACCCGGGAACTGTGCAGACGGAGCTTGCGGAAGTTTGTTGAAGCCGCTTGGGGTACGGTGGAGCCTCATGAGTTTGTTCCGGGGTGGCATATCGACTGTATCTGCGACCACCTCCAGGCCGTGAGCCGTGGGGAGATTCAAAACCTGATCATCAACATTCCACCACGCCATGGCAAGAGCTTGATCGTGAGCGTCTTCTGGCCCGCGTGGGAATGGGGCCCAAATGGCCGCCCAGAAATTCGATGGCTTACCAGTAGTTATGCGGCTTCATTGAGTATTCGGGATTCGGTAAAATGTCGCAGAGTGATCCAGAGCCCGTGGTACCAACGCCTTTGGGGTGACCGGTTCCGGCTTGTCGGTGATCAGAACGCGAAGGCGCGCTACGAGAATGACAAACGAGGCTACCGGCTGGCCAGCAGTGTTGGTGGGGCGACGACAGGAGAAGGCGGCGACCGTATTGTGGTTGACGACCCGAACAATGTAAACGAGGTGGAAAGCGACGCCATCCGTGAATCCACAAACACATGGTGGGATGAAGTCATGAGTACGCGGGCCAATAACTTGGCTCAAAGCACCAAGGTGATCATCCAGCAGCGCAGTCACGACAACGACCTCACGGGCCACATCCTTAAAACAGCAGCTGAGGACTGGAAGTTTCTTGTCCTTCCGGCAGAGTACGAATCCAAAGCGATCATCCAAACCAACACGGGATTCAAAGATCCACGCCGGCGCGAAGGCGAACTGCTTTGGCCTCAGCGGTTTGATAAGCGTGTATTAGGTGCGTTGAAACGTTCGCTGGGCGGGTTCGCATCTGCTAGCCAACTCCAACAACGCCCTGTTCCGCGCGGTGGCGGGATTATCAAACGCCACTGGTGGAGGTTTTACGACGAGATACCAGAAGATTTGGACGTCATGTTCCAAAGTTGGGACATGTCGTTCAAGGACACTGGGTCATCGGATTACGTAGCTGGACAAGTTTGGGGCATCAAAGGCGCGAACCGTTACTTGCTGGATGAAGTTCATGATCGCCTAAGTTTCACGAACACAGTGAGGGCAGTGGTACGCATGTCCGAACGTTGGCCGAACGCTACAGCAAAATACATTGAGGATGCTGCCAACGGGCCGGCTGTGATGGATGCTTTGAAGGATCGGATTTCCGGGATCATTGCGGTGCGCGCCAAGGGTTCCAAGGAAAGTCGTGCGTTTGCGGTGAGCCCGGAGATCGAGGCAGGCAATGTTTACCTCCCAAACCCTAAACACTGTCGCTGGGTTGAAGACTTTATTGACGAGCTGGCAGCGTTCCCGCGCGGAGCGCACGATGACCGTGTGGACAGTTGTACGCAAGCGCTTCTCCAAGCTCGCAACTGGGTCAACCGTTATGACATCCCGCCTATTTCTGGCGACACACGCATGAGCCCTGTGGCGGGGCTGTCGGCGTATTGATAGGAGATCACAATGGCCTCAAGAGAATTGGTGACTAAAGCTCGCAAGCAGCTATTCGATGAGCTGGGTACTACTGGTCTGAAACGGACTGGGCAGTTGGGCGTTGTCTACGAGGAGTTCCTTCCCAAGCTCCAAGGTGAGCGTGGCCGCAAGGTACTGCGCGAGATGCGTGACAACGACCCGGTTATTGGCGCAATCCTCTATGCGATTGAGATGCTGGTTCGCAACGTCACTTGGCGCGTTGAGGGTGATGATGAACAGGCGGTCGAGTTTGTGGAAAGCTGCCTTCAGGATATGAGCCACCCTTGGGAGGATATGGTGGCCGAAATCCTATCAATGCTCGTCTACGGGTTCAGCTTTCATGAGATTGTGTACAAGCGGCGTATGGGGGATAGCCGAGATCCAACGCGCCGCAGCCGGTTCAATGATGGAAAGATCGGCTGGCGTAAGATTCCCATTCGCGCGCAGGATAGCCTTCACGAGTGGGATTTTGACGATGAAGGTGGCGTCAGAGCATTTGTCCAGGTCGCTCCACCCAAGTATGAACGGGTATCCATACCCATTGAACGTGGGCTTCTGTTCCGATTGGGAATCCACAAGGGAAACCCGGAAGGCCGGTCAATCCTGCGCAACTGTTATCGGCCATGGTACTTGAAACGCCGCAT